TGTCGATGGCTGCCGACCCCGTGACTGCCTGCGCGCTGCCTGCGACCTTGACGCCGCTGCCGGTGCCCTGGACCAGGTTGTTGATCTGGGTGTAGGTCCTGACGACGCCGTCGAGTACGTTGAGTTCCGCGGAGTTCGCGGTTACGCCATGCAGGATGTTGAGTTCCGCGTTCGTAGCAGTCTTTGCCGTCTCGTCAGCGTCGTAAATACCGGCGCCGTTTTCGTGAAAGCTCCCATCCTGCGCGATGTAGACCCTGCTGGCTGCATGTCCGGATTCTGCGGTCATTTGCGTTTCTCCTTTCCGAAGGAGGGGCGAGTTTCCCCGCCCCGTCTCCTATTACGGCACGACCACCAGTTCGGTGAGGCTGGTCGTCACCGGCAGATTCCGGGCACGATACCGGATGAGCGTTGCGCCGATAAGCGCCGCACCCACGCCGCCGACGGCTTCGGTGCTGAGACCCAGGCCCACAAACGGCTTGGCCGTCGTCAGTTGGGTCGTGCGAAAGCTGATGCCGACCTGCGTGTTGGAGCTGGCCGCGGCCACCTCCGTGATGTCCGAAGACGTGAGGTAGGCGGAGCCGCCACCGGCACTGTCGCTGCCCATGATGACCTTGCCGTTGAGTGTGCAAAGCCCCTGCATCGACCCGATGTCGATCAGGAACATGCCGCCCTCGTAGCCAAGCATGGAAGTGTATACCTGCGTGGTGACGACTCCCGAGCCGCGGTCGGCGGGCGGGATAGACTGAGTGAAGTCGACGTTTTCTCCCAGGGTGTGGACGTTAGGCATTGGATTCTCCTTTCAGGAAGGGGGAGGGCAAGAGCCCTGGCCTGACCCCCACTAGGCCGCCTTACGCAGCCACCTTCTGCACGACGAATCGGTAGCCTTCCGCCACCTGCCCGCCAAGCCTACGCCTAGCGATGAAGACGACGGTGTTCGCTTCCGCCGTGGTGCTGTCGATGTATCGCTCCACGGACATGCCGATCCGGTCCGCCACGACGTAGCCGTTGAAGTCCGCGAAGATGATCGGGTAGGTGTTGGCTGCGACATCCGGCATGGACTCGGATTCGGTGACGGGATAGCCCTCCAGCAGCTTAGGCTGTCCCTGCTGCGTCCCCTCGTTGTTATTGGACCACAGGTAGCGGCTGGTCCCGTCCTTCAGCTTGCGGATGGTCTTGACGGTGGCCTTATTCATGACCCAGACGGCCCCCGCCTGGCGGTACTGTGCGCCCAGACCGTATGGCACGTCGACGATGCCGTCTGCCGTGAGTGCGGAAGCATTGCCGCTGTTGACGGTCGTCACGTCGCTGTCGAACGGCGCACCTAGCGCAGCCGTGCCGTTCAGCACGCCCTGCGGGCAACCCTGGCCGGTGCCGACCAGGAACTTGGTGTCCTCGTCGATGGCCATCGCCTGCGCGAACTGTCGCTGAAGCCAGGCCGCCACGTCGAAGACCGCATCCTCGATCAGGTTGCGAGAGGGCTTGATGGTCGCCATCACGGTATGGATCGGGATGGCCACCTGCCCCCAGGACCAGGAACTCAGAGATGCTCCCGACGCGGGGGCCTCGTCCACCCAGGTCACGCGCACCGCGCCGGTGTACTGGCTGTCGCCGCCGGTCGCCTTCGGCATGGTCACACGGTCGCTGGAGGTGGTGATCACGTTCGCGCGAGTGCGAACCACGGTCAGACCGGGAAGACGCTGGAGGATGTTCGTCCGGTAGTCTTCGGGGACAATATCGTTTGTCCCACCGCTTTCACGGCAGGTTGGACTATATCTTGTCAAGCTCCAGCTTTCGCTTTGCGGCTCTGGCCTTCCATAGTGCCAGTAGCCTTGCTTGGCTCTCGCGTGTAGTCTCTGAGGCGCCTTTGCCGCTTTGCAATGCTCTACAGGATTCGACCAACTGTAGTTCCTCTTCAGTGTATGGTCGGATGGTCCGTGGGCCTTTGCGCCCATTCGCTCCACCCGCGTACGCTGGATTCAGTTCACCCTGGTTGGATTGTCGCTTTGCGATGAACTTCAGTATCAGGTCGGAGCGTTCTTGTTTGCTCCCTGTCAGGTATTCCTTGATTGCCAAGAGCACCCGCTGTACTGGTGCCATCCGCTTGATGGACACATCGTACACGTTGCGGCCTGATGCTGTGATTCCTGTCTGTCTCAGATAAGGGTTTACTTCAAGGTGTCTCAGTACCTGTGCTGCCTTTTCGATTATGGCAGCGTCTGTATTTGTGATTCTGAGTTCCACTTTGACGCTTTTCTGTCTGGTGTTGTATCCAGGTCTGAACCAGTGCTCAGTCTCAAGATTCAACCCCAGATACCCCTCTCCATCGACGATTCCTGCTAACCATGCTAGTTCGGCTGTTGTTGCCTGCTGATTGGCCATTGTTATATCCCTCCGATTGTTACCTAAGAAGTACGTTGGGCTTTAGGCTCTTCCAGCAAATAGCGAGATTTTTAAGGGGGGCATGTGTCCCCGAGTTCTTATGCTGTTGTTAATGTGCCCCTAGTCGATCAGGACACGCTCAAGCCGCTCTCGCGTACCCCCCCAGCGTGTCCTGCCCCTCGATCATCGTGGTCTTCATCTCGGCCACGCTGATGCCGGCCTCGACCGCCTGCATGATCTGGGCGGGAGAGATGAGGATCACACGGCTCAGCTTCGGGTCGCCGTAGCCGGTGCGCAGGTAGCGCCGAAAGTCGACGTTCTTGGCCCAGGTCAGCGCCGTGTAGTCCTGGCCAGCGTAGATCTCCTTGGCCACCTGAGTCATGGCCGCATGGGGCTCGCCGTACTTCTTGACGTACCACGCCTTGATGGCCAGGTCTTCGGTTCCGCTCGTCTCCGCCTGTCCGCCCGACGCGAACGGCAGACGCTGTACGGGAGCATCCACAGGCTCCAGGTCGGTGATGGCCTTCAGCGCCTTGGCCTGCTCGGTCAGAGCCTTGGCCTTCTCCAGGTCTCCCGCCTCTACCGCAGCCTTTGCCGCGGCCAGCAATTCTTTGAGAGTCATCTTCTTTTCTCCTTACGCTTCGCTCAATGCCAACAGATCCAGCAGTATCGACTCTCGCTCGCTCTGAACCTCCGCGCTTTTGCCGGACTGCCCCGGCACTTTCACGGGCTCAGACGCGGGCGCTGTGGCCGCATCCGCCGAATCGGGATACGCTATGCCGATGGCCTTGTAGGCAGCCTTGATGGTGTCCACGGGCAGAAGCCTAGGCTCTGCCGGAGTAGGCGTGAGGCTCGCCGCCAACAACGGCCAGCGCGTGACCTCGTGCGTGCCCTTCGCCGCCTTCTTGCGCGTCACCAGATGCGGCGCGCTGTCGCTGCTGAGCGCAAGCACGCCCTTGGCGATCATCTCCTTGATGGCCTCGCGGTACTTGTGAGCCTTGTCCAGCTCTCCCTCCAGCCAGACGCCTACGTCGTCCTGCATTGCCTTCGTCCACGCGCCGACTACTGGCGCGGCCGCGGTCGCGGGCTCCTGTGCATGGTGGTAGATCATCGGGCGAGTCGGCCCGATCTTGTCCAGCCAGAAGTCGGTCGCCTTCGTGAAGAAGTCCTTCATGTCGGACAGGTCCGGCGTGTCCTCCGTACCGTAGATGACCGCGTAGGCGCCCACCTTGTCACCGCCCAAGCTTTTGACCGCATGGCTGGGAGCGCTCTTGCCCTTTTCCTCGTCCTTCTCCGCCGCCGGATTCGCCTTGCAGGACGCGCCCAGGGCTACCGCGTGGTCGTGGATGCCCTGCACGTACTCCGCGTCCTTGGCACTGTGGCGCGCCCCGACCTTCATGGCCATAGCCGCGCTTTCCGCAGGCTCATTGGGCACCCACTCCTTGTGGACGGCAATCCATTCTAGGCGTGGGGCAAGTTCAATCTCGCCATTCTCGCCCAGCGTAAACGGGACGCTGAAATGCTCGTCCTCATCCAGCTTCACGATGGCGTGGTCCAGGTAGGTCTCGCAGATATACCAATCTCGTGTATTCGGCCTTGCCATCTCCTCCGAGAGAGCGCCGTAGATCTCGTTCTCTATGTCGCGTAGGCTCATCTCCGTCTGCTTCGTCGCGGCCTTCTCCTCGCGCCACTTCTTTGGCAGGGCCGCCGTGAACTCCGCCCCTTTCCGCTTGCACAGTGCCGTCAGGTTAGAGCGGAAGGTCTCGAAGCTGGCCTTGCCCTTGTACCTGCCCCACGAACTGACGGCGTCGCTCACGTCTGCCGGCGTCACCACGGGAAAGGTGCGCTCATCTGGCAACACGAAGTCGCTGTCCTTGAGCTTCTCCCTGTCCACGCCGCCGCCGACGTTCGGATCCTTGGCCTTGTTTTCCATGCCCATCTCAGCCTCCCAGGGCCTTGCCTACTGCCTGGCCCATGATCTTCTTCACCACTCCCGAAGCCTCGACAGCCTTGACCGCGTCCTCATCGGTCTTCCAGCCAGTCGCCTTGTGCATTGGCTGCTGCTTCT